CACGGAGGGCAAGCTGATGGCTGGTCCTGCATTCCAGGAAGATCCCGATAAGTCTTTCACTGGCGACAGCGCATGGTTCATCATTCAGGTGGACGACGTTGACAGCCTTGAAAAAATCTATCTCCAGTATCGTTTCAGATACAGCCAGCAATCGTAAGAAAGGAGCCTAAACAATGAGCAAGAACAACACTCTCAACACAACCGAACTCATGACAGGTAAGGACGGAAGGCTCTTCGTCGAGTTCGATGGTAAAAATGTCTTCCTCGCAGAAATCAACACATACTCTGTAGTGATGAACGTCAACACCACAGAGAAGCAGCCTGTAGGCTCTATCCTCGTTCACAGAATCCCCACGGGTGTCACCTTCGATCTCACGTTCACTGAGATGGTCGTCCGCGATGATGTCATCACAGAGCCTCTGATTAAAGCGATCAACGAGGGAAAGATCCCGACTTATAACTTCCAAGGTGTCGCATACAAGCCTGACGGTCAGGAACAGCGACTTGCGTTCAACAACGCCGTTCCGAACGGAACATTCGGTCTCCAGACCTTGACCCCTGGTGAGGTTATCGAGCGTGAGCAGAGCTTCGCTTTGAACTCCATCCCTCAATTCATTAAATCGCTCGCATCCACATACCTGAAATAATCAATATACACACTACAAAACGGAGGAATAAAAATCATGAAAGAAATCAAAGAAAAAGCAAATGTCACTGGTCTTGATACAGCCGCGAACCGCAAAGAAGCAGAGTATGATCTTGTAGAGTCTCTGCTTAAAGCGTCGGAATTCAGAACCTCGGAAGACAACATCACAGAAGCCGATATCAAAAGAGACGGCAAAGTCCTCTTTACCGTTCGCTTGCACCCCATCGGAGAGACGGAAGCTCGTCAAGCCCGCAAGAAGGCAACCACCTATATGCCGAATCCTAACGGCAAAAAGCTCCCTCCTATCGAAAAGGAATTCAACGCTACAAAGTTCTCTTCTTGGCTCATTTACCTCGCTACTGTTGAGGAGGATCAGAAGAATATCTGGGGCAATCCTGCGATCATGAGCAAGTTCAACATTATTGATCCTGTGGACACCATCGACATTCTGCTGATGTATGGAGAAAAGGACAGACTTAGCAATTTGGTAGGTGAGATCAGCGGAATGGTAGACGACGAAGACCCAGACGCTGAAACTCAATCCATGGATGAGGTCGATTACGCAAAAAACTGATTGAGGAAAGCGACCTGGCATACTGTTTACACGTCGCTTTTCAAAATCAAGGTATCGAGCCTGGAATCCTTATGGGATTTCGGACTCGATACGATATCATCCCGAATGGGGAGCGAGCTTTCATGATTGCATCTACGCAAAAAGCAATCCTGGAAGGGGACACGCCTGTTAAATTGCGGAATTTTGGCTCCAATAAGAACAAAAATGGAGGTCAAACCTGATGGCCAGGCACAAAGTCATAATAGAGTGTGAGGCTCGGTTTATAGACCACCTCACAAATGAATCAAAGGTTGCCGCGGATGCTATAGGAGATATAGGATCCGCGGCGGATAAGACACAGAAAGAAGTTGATAAACTCGGCAAAAAGAAGTTTAAACCGATTTTTGACGCGGACAACAACAAATTTCTGAAAAAAATACGGGAAGCGGAATCCCGTGCCGAAAAGCTCGGCAAAACAAAGACGACCATAGTTCTAAAAGCTCTGGACAAAGCCACGAATGTCATAGGAAAGGTTTTGAACAAGGCGCAGAGCTTTGGCGGCAGCGTGTGGAATGCTGTGCTTAGGGTGAAAGACTCCCAGGCTATGCAATCACTCGGGAAAGTCATATCCGCAGGGAAAAACATTGCAGGAAAGACGTGGCAGGCTATTGTTACAGTTAAGGACAAAGCCTCATCGACGATCAAAAACATCACCAATAAGCTGTTTAGCCTGAAAAACCTGATAGGTACAGTTGTAGCAGGCTACGCGGTAAAACAAGTGGCAAGTACGATGGTGGCAAAACCCCTGAGTCTTGCAGACCAATACTCCAGCGCAAAGATTGGTTTCTCTACTCTGCTTGGAGATAAAAAAGGTCAAGCGATGATGGATGAGATCGACAAATTCGCAAAAGAGACTCCCTTCAAGACCTCTGGTGTTATCTCGAATGTTCAGAAAATGATGGCTTACGGCTGGGATGCTGATCGAGTCATCAAGGATATGGAGACGATCGGTGATGCAGCTGCATCAACTGGTAGAGGAGATGAAGGTCTCGAATCTATCGTATATGCGCTTTCCGAAATCCGCTCAAAGGGTAAGTTGAGCACACAGGAGCTTAACCAATTAGCATCCGCTGGTATCAAAGCAAAGCAATACCTTGCAGAAGGTCTCGGTTACGGGTCCGACGACAAAGGTATGGCAAAAATGATGAAAGACCTGGAAAAGGGAGCAATCGGAGCACAGCAAGGCATTGATTTGATCCTCAAAGGCATGGAAGAATTCGACGGCATGATGGATAGAACAGCCAACGAGACCGTCGAGGGCTTGTGGTCTCAGATCCAGGACGCATTTGAGATCAACGTATTCCGTAGATGGGGACAAGGTCTCCAAGACGGCGCAAAGAGAGGCTTCGGAGCGATCGTCAAACTTTTGGATGACTCAGAATCCGCTCTATCTTCGCTCGGTGACACGCTTTACAACGTAGGTAAGGCAATTTCCAACTGGGCAGCGGATAAGCTGGAGAAGGCTGTCAAAACCATCAAGGAAGTAACCGATACGGACGCGTTCAAAAACGCGAACCTCGGAGGGAAAATCAAGATCCTATGGGGTGAGGTCATCGCAAAACCTTTCTCCAAATGGTGGAATTCCACGGGCAAAAAGACGGTTGCCAAAATTGCGGGATCCATAGGAAAGGGCATCGGAATGGGCATCACAGGCGGCATTTTGGCTCTGCTTGGCATTGATGCTACTGGTGTATTGCAAGATGGCGCCTCTATCGGCGGATCCTTTATGGAAGGCTTCTTGGAGGGCTTCGATACCAGTAAGATCGGTGACGCTCTTTCGGAGTGGGTGAGCAAGAACAAAGTTCTTGCAATTGCATTGGGCGCCGTTCTCGGAGTCAAGTTGTTATCTGGTATCGGTAACGCACTTGGTAATATCAAGAACCTCCTTCCTGGTGGTTCCAAAGGCGGTACAGGCGGCACTATGCTGTCCGATGCCTATGCAGGCACCATGAACGTGACCGCAGGTGTGGTCAATGTTTACGGCGGTAAAGGATTCAACACAAGCGGTCTCGGCGGAAATGGAGCAGGCAATGCAGGAGGAGGAAACATTCTCCTTCCTGGAGGCGGAAGCACCGCAAAGAAGCTCCTTACCAGTGGAGGTAAAACCGCTGGGCAGAAGCTCCTCACAAGCGGCGCAGGCAAAGCCGCAACCAGCGGCGCAGGCAAAACGCTGACGGGTGTAGTGCTCAAGGATGGCACTATTGCCGCAACAGGAAGCAAGTTAGTCGCTGGGGCTGCAAAAGTCGGTGTATCACTCGGATCGGGTGCTACCACGGCAGGAGGAGCGGCCCTTGCTGGAACGGCTGGTTCCGCAGGAATTGCAGGAATCGCGGCTGGAACAATCTCCGCAGGCGTAGACGTTGTACAAGGCGTCAAGAAGGGCAAAGCTGGTGACAAAAAAGGCGCTAAGGATGAATATTTCTCCGCAGGCACCAAAGTAGGCATGATGGGTACAGGAGCAGCCATCGGAGCTGCGATCGGTTCTGTCATCCCTGGAGCTGGTACACTTATCGGCGGACTGGTCGGAGGTGGTATCGGCGGTATCGTTGGAATGTTCACAGGCGATAAAGCGGGAAAAGCCCTTTCGGATAGCACCGATGAAGGTGGGGCACTTTCAAACGCTTGGGATTCCACCAAAAACTTCTTTACAAATACAATCCCCGAGGCGTGGGACTCTTTCTGGGGCGGAATCACAGGCTTTTTCACGAGCACAGTGCCTACATGGTGGAGCGGTCTCACGGAAAAAGTATCGAGTTTCTTTACTGAAACGATACCGAATGCGTGGAACAGCTTCTGGGATCCTATCGGAAACTTTTTCACCGAAACCATCCCATCAGCCTGGGGAAAACTCACGGAAAAGGTATCCGAATTTTTCACTGTAACAATCCCCGAAAAGTGGAACGAGTTCTGGAGCGGAGTAGGTAATTTCTTCACCGAGACCGTACCTTATGCGCTCGGTTATGCAACAGGTAAAGTAGTTACATTCTTCACAGAAACTATCCCTAACGCATGGAACAGCTTCTGGGATGTAGTCGGAAATTTCTTTACAGAGACTATACCAGCATGGGCCGAATTTGTTAAAGATGCGGTTGTAGCGTTCTTTACAATAAAGGTTCCAGAGGCGTGGAACAGTTTCTGGGGGGCAATCAGTACATTCTTCACTGAAACCATCCCCGCATGGGCGGAGGGAATATGGAACGACCACATCTATCCGTTCTTCACGGATACTATTCCTACGTTCTTCTCGAATTTGTGGGATAGTATTGCTACCTTCTTTACCGAGACCATCCCCGCATGGGCAGAGGGTGTTTGGAACGACCACATTGTTCCCTTCTTCACAGAGAGCATTCCTACATTCTTCTCTAACTTGTGGGATAGTATTTCTACATTCTTCACTGAAACACTACCCGAATGGGCGGAGGGTGTTTGGAATAACAACATTGTTCCCTTCTTCACAGAGAGCATCCCTACGTTCTTCTCGAATTTGTGGGATAGTATTTCTACATTTTTCACTGAAACACTCCCTGGGTGGGCAGAAGGAATTTGGAATAACAACATTGTTCCATTCTTCACGGAAAGCATCCCTAATTTCTTCGGAAGCATTTGGGATAGCATATGCGGATTCTTTGATGAATCCATTGATTTCATCGCAGAGCAAATCTGGGCTCCGATTAGAGGATTCTTTACTGAGACACTACCTGGATGGGCAAACAGCGCTATTGATAAGGTTAAAAGCTGGTGGAGCTCGGTTAAAGAAAACTTCATGGCTGGTTATGAGGATGGAAGTGGCGGTGGCGATAGCGAAGGCGGAAGAGCCCGCGGCGGCATCGCTGGTGGCACCTCCAGCAGCATGGAAGCATTCGCACGCGGCGGACGTACTGACGGCGGCATCGTTGGCGGTAGCACCCGCTGGATCCGTGTGAATGAAGAATCCCCCGAGATGATTATTCCGCTTAGCAGCCAGCGCAGAGAGCGAGCTATGAAGCTCTGGGCAAAGACTGGACAACTACTCGGCGTTCCTGGGTTCTCAAGAGGCGGACGCACAACAGGAGAAAACGACGAAGGACTCCGATTCCACGGAAATGAACCTGAACCGACTGACACCAGATCGGTCGTGGTCGATGTCGGAGGAATCAACATCGAAATAAAGGTAGATGGTACAGATAAGGATAGCGTTGTCCGCGCCATCAAGGAACAGATCGCAGATATTGCAGAATCCGTCGCTGGAATCTTCGCTGACGAATTCGAAGCAGTCTTTGAAAATACACCCGTGAGAGGAGGCGTCACCTGATGCAAGTTGATATTTATATCCGAGAAGTCGGCGGCAACCACGAGATTAGAATCCCGTGGTTGCCTGACGAAATAAGCTACGGCACAGGAGAAGCATCTACGGCCACTTACGATATTATGAAAAAGGGTGAGGTCATAGTTCCGACAGGTGTTGGACTCGCTACATGTACTTGGGAATCTATATTTCCTGGGAAGCAAAGGACCGATACAAGTATGTTGCGGGGAAAATGGATTCCGCCCGCTACATACTGTAGTACCCTTAACAGATGGAAGAAAGAAGGCACTCGACTGAACCTTATGGTGGTCGGATACCCGATCAACCTGACCGCTTATCTCACGAATTTTACCTACACGGCCAGCGGTGGCTTTGGTGATATTTCTTACTCTCTTGCCTTTAAGGAGGCAAAGATAATCACTGTCTCGTCAAAGTTTGTACATAAGGTTCAAACCACTACAACCACCAGCAAGACCACGACGAGACCAAAGACTACACCCCAAACGTATGTCGTGAAATCTGGTGATACGCTATGGTCGATCGCGGAGAAAACGCTCGGTTCAGGTGCGAAGTGGACGACACTGTATAATTTGAACAAGACCAGCATTGACTCTATAGCTTGGGAGCGGTGGAAAGCCGCTGGGATCAAGAGAGGAAGCGAAAATGGAAAATGGATATTCCCTGGCACGAAAATATGTATCACTAATTGACGTGGAGGTGAATGCTATTGAATCCATCTGTAGAAAATCCGACCTATACGGTGTATATCACCACGAAAGACAAGCGGTACGATGTCACGCCCGCTGTTATGTCTATAGACTTTTCCGAACAGGAAACCCAAATGGCCGTCAGCGCGAACCTCACCATCGCGGACATAGATTATTCTGGGAAGCCGCTGTCAAGCGTATTCGACTCGCGCAACCGCGTTGTCATATACGCAAACGATGGCACTAAAAATGATGAGGTATTCAGAGGATTTGTGTGGGATCTTTCTCCAAAAGAGTCTTTGACGGAAAACAGCTTCACCATCAAAGCCTATGACCACCTAATATACTTGCAGGAATCAGAAGATCATGAATTTTTCCGATCTGGAGAAATGACGAGTAATATCTTTCAATCAATCTGCAAAAAGTGGGGGATTGATGGTCGTTTCGCTTATGACAGTATTGTGCATAAACAACTGGTCATGCGCGGAGCAATCGCTGATTTCTTAACGGAGGATTTGCTGAATGAGGCGCAAAGATACTGTAGCACAAAGTATGTTGTGCGGAGCGAAAAGGACGCCCTTTGGGTTCTAAAGGTAGGATCGAACGAAATGATTTATACCCTCGATGCCAAATGCAATGCCACGGAGCTCCGTAAGCACAAGACGATGAACGGGATCACGACCCAGGTCATCGTCCTCGGTAACGAAGACGATGACGGAAAATCTCCTGTGGAAGCTACTCTCTCGAAAAACACAGACGAATACGGCACCTTGCAGAAGATCATCAGCAGGAGCGAAGATACGACTCTGTATGATGCAACGAAAGAGGCCAGAAGCATCCTCAATGAAGATGGTAAGCCAAAGTGGGAATACGATATCAAGGCAGTGGATATCCCTTGGATCCGAAAGGGAGACAAGGTGCTTGTCCACACAAAAAGCCTTAACGGGACGTATATCGTCAAGAGCATTGACCGTGAGATTAGCAATCGAGGGAATCACATGACCTTGACGATTGCTTCACCTTGATAAGAAAGG